TTATAGTAGAAAATTCTTTTTCAGGGATAGAAGCTTTAATGAAATTTAAAACCCGTTAACACAGAAATTAACGGCTTTTAAAAACTTTTCTTTGTAGTTGCGAATAGGTTTAACTTCTACTTCATTTTCTGATTCTTCTAAAGATTGAAGTCTTTTAAATTCTTCTTCTAAAGATTTTAAAAAAGATTCAGAAAATTGAATTTGTTTAGGGTAATGAATCCTTTTTACCATTTTGATGGTTGAAGGAAAAGTATTTTCAAAAAGAGTATCAAATTTATCCATAAAGTTTACCTCCTCCAAATGAAGACAGTGCACTGGCTGCTTGTCCAAGTTGTTGAAGTCTTTCTCCTGCACCTGGTCTACTTTTAGTATAATCAGCAACCATATTTAAAAGATTTACTATTTTTTGTGCTTGAGGATTTTTGGCTTCCGGTTTTGATAAAGATAAAATTTTACCTACATTATAAGGTGGTGTAGATTTTACTTGTTGAGGATCTTCTTTTCCTGTTTTTGGATCTATTATGGTAAATTGCACAGGTTTACCACTTAAAAAATTTAACCTATCAGGTATATCAGTTTGAAGTTTACTAACTGCATCTGGAGGTAAAATTGGTGCTTGTTGTGGTGCCGGTTTAGTCGGTGATGTGGGTTGTTGTGGTGTAGGTTTAGTGGACATGACTTTCCCTAAAACATCCCCTCTTGTTTTTAATTGACCTAAACTGGTTATTTTAGGATCAAATTGCTGAGCTTGTTTTAAGGTATCTTTTTCAGTCTTTTGGTAAACCACTTTACCTGAATTATCTTTTACTATAAAATAATTTTGACCACTAATATTTTTAATTTCTATTTGATTAGCTTCAAATAAAACCTGACCAACTAAAGATTGAAACAATTTAAAACTTTCTCCTTGTAGCTCCCCTGTTTTATATTTTGATAATTCAGATACAAAAAATTCTTTGGCTGCTAAAGCAATATTAATTAATTTTTCAATGTCAAATTGATCAACTGCTTCAAAATCGCTCGTATATTTTTTTTGTCCTGATTTATATTGTTCAGGATAAGCAAAGACATCATTTATTAAATTGCTAAATGGTTTTAAGGGGTTTTTTAATTTTGCTAAACTAGTAGCGACACCAACTCTTCTCTTTATCATTTCTTGAACAGCCCCAATTATAGACATATTTCCAAATGTTGATAAAGATATGGAACTTTTTTGTTTTATTAGGTCTTTTGTTTTTTGTTCTAATTCTTGAATTTTTTTATTGGTTAATTTCCAATTTACTTTATTATTGGTGTTTAAAGCAATAAAAGGAGTTGCAATTTTTTCAAATTGTTTAGAAGGATCGTTGGTTATTTGAGTTTTAAATTCATTTAAATCTTTTGGTTTAGGTGACATCTTATCATGAAATGTTTTCATGATATCTAAGATGCGAATTTTAGCTAAATCTTTTAACCCTTCTTGTTCTGAAATTTGTGGATCATCCAACAATTCAAAAAAATCACTTAAATCCTCATCGGTAATTTCATCACCAAAAAGGTCTTTGTGTTTATTTAAAAGTTGTTGAAACCAAGGAGGAACACCAACCACAGCTTCATTTAATAGAATATCTTCTACTATTAAATTAAAATTAACCATAAAGTATATGGTTATTTATGGTAATTAAGACAATAAAGAGCCGTCTTCTTCTCCAAAGAAGTGTCCATCTTCTTTAAGATAAAGACGAATTTGCTCACAACGAAGGTCTGGAGGACCATCTAAAGCAATAACAGCTGGACAATCCTCTGTAGGGAAAAAAGCCCCTGTACTTTTTTCATACGACATTACAAGAGCTCTAAAAATATTGTCAATTTCTTCTCTAAATTTAGGATCAGAACTTCTGCCTTCCCTTTCACTAATAGGAATATCTTTATGGATAGGCACGTAAAAAATAATATCAAACAATTTAAGGGTCTGAAGAGCTAAGAACTTAGAATCTACAACAAAAGAGTCTGAAATCTTATCATGAGCATTTAACCAAAGAGTATAAGCAATGTTATCTACAACACATCTATCAAAAATTAAATAATCTCCTTTAGCTTGTTGGACTTCATCTATTAAAGCATTAAGAATAGCTTTTTGGGATTTTTCATCCCCGTCTTCATTAATTTTAATATCTCTACTTTTAATGATATCTCGGTAGGTCTTTTCTGGAGTTTTATACATAGGCCATTTCTCCAAAAATTCTTTAATAAGAGTAGACTTGCCTGAACTTTGGGAACCAATAATACCTATACGCATGGGTTTATTTAATCAGACTAGACCTTAAGGGCCATGTTCCACAGCAATAAATGTAGTCTTGGGCTAAAATTAACATGCATTGCTTTAGCATATTCTGCTACTGCTGGGGCTTTTTCAATATGTTCTTCTCGAGAACCACAACAAGGCATAAACCAAATACGATTTAAAGGAACGTTAATTCCTTCTTTGTCTTCTACATACTTTCTCCAAATTTCTTCGATGTCTCGATCTGAAGTAATAACAAATTTAAATCCAGATCCCTGTTCTGCATGCCATTTCAATACTTCAGGTTTATAAGTCTTTTCTTCTGGATCTCCATTGGTGGTCAATTTAGGAGAAGTAGTAAAAGTAGCCGAAAATTCTTTGACCCAACGTTCATCCGGTAAAAGAGTAGCATTAGTTTCGAAATCAATACGCGGAACAAATTTATACTTTTCTACAAAAACCTCCATGAAACGGAGCAGTCCTTTTTGGTTAATCATAGGTTCACCGCCAGTTAGCTTAAAAATAGCTCCTTGACGAAGATGTTCAATATAATTGTTCTCCTCCATCATTTGAAAAATTTCTTCAAATGACATTTTATTCTTAACAGACCAAGAAATAAAAGAATCACAACCATTAGGGGAATCTTTTGAGGCGAAATTTTTACAGGTAAGATTGCACATAGACATTCTCATAAAAACAGAAGGTTGTCCGATGTATTCACCTTCCCCTTCAAGGGTATAAAAGATTTTATCGTCACTGAGAAATAGATAATCATTCATAATATTAAGAAATAACAAATTTATATAATAGCGACATTATTACAATACTCAACCATCCAATTGGATTTAAAAAAAGTAAAACAAAAAGCACAAATACTAAAGCAAATAAAGTGGTAAAAGTGGTAGTCAAAAAAGTCCAAAAATTACCTTTTTCCGTTTCTTTTTTTGGAGCTACCTTTTCAAAAGTAGCATTAATAATTTCTAATTGTTTTTTCATTCTGAATATACTGCACTGTTTAAATCATGTTCCCATACTTCTACTTTGGTAACTTTACATCTACCGTTTGTCATATTTTTAACATAATCATTAGCTACATTAAAACAATACTCTGCGGTCAATTCAATTCCGACCTCGTCCATTATCCTCAAATCACAGCCACCCTTTTCGTGAAGTTCTTTGAATAAAGGTAACAAAGGATCAGATGAAGCAATACAAAGTGTGTGATCAAATTGATTTTGTAATTTTTGTTTCAATTCTTTTAAACCACCAAAATGAACAACCCAATTACGTTCATCCAATTCACCTTCGAACCAAAATTTAGCTTTCAATTGATATCCATGTACCTTGCAACAGTGTGTATCAGTAGCCCTCCATTGTCTAAATGCACAAGACCCCAATTCAATAATCTTCGTGGATTGATAAGCCATAAAATTAAATATTCTCTAAAGAAAAAATTTCCATCTTAGAACCAAACTCTTCAAGAATTTTTTGTGAGCAAGTATCTTCGTAGTCTTCTTCTTTATAAAAATTAATATTTTCCAATTTCAATTTATCTGAAATAGATTCTTTAAGAGTGAGTGCAATTTGCAACATCGATTCACAATCTTCTTTATGCCAGTCTGCCCCCACACTTACTGAGGAAGAAAACAAAAGAGCTTCAATTGCGTAGTTGATTTCTTTTTCTGATAGATTTAGGTTCATGGTTTGAATAATAACCACGAATTAGTATAAATCAAGTTACTTTACTACTTGCATAAATTTTTTAGAAAGATCTTCTAAAATTTTAGGTCCTAAAACAAATCGTATAACAGACAAATAAGGATTTTCTTCACTTGAAATTCTTTGATTTAATTCAGAAATAAATTGATCAATTCGACGTTTTTCCGCTTCAATGGCTTTACTGGTATCACTTAATGCCTTAGTGTCTTCTTTATTGATTTCAGCTAAAGCATTTTCAATATCTTTTTTATATTGATTTAAAGAATTAGATAAGTCAGAAACCATTTGTTTAGCTTCTTTAAATTGTACCTCTTGAGAAGCATCCCCATAAAGTACCTCTAACATTTCATCTAAATTAGAAAAACGACTTCCTCTAACTTCCATAGCATCTGTTAATTTTTGTACTTGTTTATCGTCTAATACAAAAATGTCAGCATTATTTAAAACATCATCTTTGAGTTGGTTGTAAAGGGATTTACGATAACCTTTAAGAGCATCCACACCAGCCCATTGTTCTGCTCTTCTTCTTCCAAATCCTTCCAAATCTACTAGTTTAGCAATAGCCCCTGTTTGAATATTTCGAATAATAGCTCCTTCAATTTCTGACGCTCCTAATGAGGAAGGAACAGTACCCAAAGAACCTAAAAGTCCTTTTTTAATTAAAGATTTTAAAATTTCAAATTCTCTAACAGCTTTAGCTTTCATTTCTGCTTCATTACCTGTTCTCTTTCGAGAAGCCATGACTGCCATATTTTCTGCACTGCATGTTTTTTGAATTTGCGATTTGACAGTTTCGTCAATATCTAATTGAAGGGGTTTTTTATCATAAAACTTCCAATCACTTTTTTCTGAAAGATATTCTATGATTTTATTTTTAATAGTTTGTCCTTCTTTAGTGGTAGTAATGTCGGTTCCTTTAGAAGAATCTAATTTAACAACTCCAAAGACAACTACTGCTCCATTTCCAATTAAATCTTCAGCATAAGGAATAACATTCATATGAGCTTTGCTGAACATTTCTCCAAAAATTTGAAGCGGAGAACCTAACATATCTCCTAATTGTTTTAAAAGTCTTTCTATTTTACTTTTTTGTAAAGTTTCTAAAAATCTAGCAAAACCTTCAAAAATATCATTGTCGTAAAGTTTAGCTTGATTATAAAATTCACCAGGATCAATAACTGGATTGCCTTTTTTAGATTTAACAAAAATTCTCCCTTCTTCTGTTAAACCAAAAGAAACGTTAGAACCATCATACTTTTCAGAAACTTCCCAAGCTCCTCCGCTAAAAAGATTACAAAAATCTTTAGCAGTCATTTGATCAATGTGAGGAATAGAAACCATTTTAACAGCTTCTTCTATTAAACTTTCCCCAAATAATTGGACGTATTCTTCTGTATTAACCCCGCCAAAATAAGGTTTTAAAAATTCAAAAGCTTGTTTAGCTTCAGGTTGAGTAATTTGACCTAAAGTGCGACCAGTAGCAAGATTGGGAAGTTTAGATTTAATATTTTTTACCAAATTATCCCAAAGTTTTTGTTTCCGTTCTGGTGTAAAAGTAGAAATTAATTCAGCCATTTTTGTAACATGTTTTAAATGTTCTGGATTTTTAAATCCTAAAATGGCAGCTATATTTTCTAAATTTTCATAATTCACCGGAGCGGTTTCTTTACCTGAAGTAAATCTTTGTAATTGATCAAATTTAATACCGCCCTTACTATAACTTTTAGCTTTTCCATCTACTTCCCAATCAATCTTGTAAGCTAAACCATCACCACCTAAGGTATATCGAATACTGTAAGTGATTTCTCCGTTCTTACTGTTTTTTGTTACAAAATTTTTATATTCTTCAGTAGATTTAATAATTTGATCTAAAGTTTTATTTTTTTCTGGGTCAATAGGGGTAGTGGCTGCGATTCCGCGAATTAAAAGATCCCTAACCACTCCTTTGATGCCAACGGACATATCAGACATACTAGCAAATTGTGATACACCAAAATATTTTTCTTTACCTTTAATATTGACAATGTCAATTTGAATAACACTATTAGAATCTCCTAAAACTACAGCGGTATTAACCTCTTCTGCGGCTGTATCCGCAGCATACTTTCCAGGAAATTCAGAATTTAAAAAATCTTTAATATTTGCGGTTGTTACCCCATCGTTAAAATAAACGTCTAAATCAATGTCACCGAAGTCTTTTTTAGTTTGAAGAGCTTTTTGAATAATTTCGGGAGTTTCAATTTCATTAGGTTCGGGAGCTTTAATTCCTGTCTTTATGGCAAACAAACGGCTAGACCCGAGATAATAAGAAGGTTCTCTGGAATTGATAAAATTTTTACTTCTTAAAATGGTTAAAAGTTTTTGAACCTCATCGATGACTTCTGGTGTAGGTTGCGCTCTGGTATATTTTAAATTTTCATTTCCAGACGCTTTTTTTAAATCTACTATCAAATTCTCAGCAGCCTGACCGCCTTCATTGATTAGTTGGTAATGATTTTTAAATGTAAAAGTACTCTCTTTTATATTTTTTGTTTTTTTATTTGACCAATACTTCTTTTTAATTGGTCTTTGGTAAGATTCATGAAAAAAAGAAGTAAAAGATTTTTTAAACATTTTATTTTTGTTCAACGTTAATACCGTAATTTTTTAAATTTGTTACTAAATCATTTAAATTGTTAATTTTTTTATTAGGATCGTTAAAATCCTTCATTAATTGCTCAAGATTAGGTTTTTGAGTATTATTAGGAGTAACTGGTTTACTGGGCTGTGTAGCTTGTTGCTGATTATTAGCTGTATTAGTCTGCTGGTTATTTGTTTGATTGTTATTAGCAGCGGGGTTAGCTGTATTTACAGCTGGAGTTGTTAATTCACTGATTAATTGATCGAATTTAGTCATAAATCTATTTATCTGGGTCTAAACTTTTTATTTTAATTTTAATCCCCCAGCCCCAAACCTTTAAATCCATTTATGAGGGATCCACTGAAAAATCAACGGATCCTTTAGTAAAAAATTTATTTTTTTGAATATTTTTTAGAACAGTATGTAAATCATACTTGTTAGCGAAGTGAATTGTTTTTTGAGTTGTTTTAGACTTAGAGATCGCTTTTAAAGCTGCATTTTCTAAGTCGGGGGAATACCAAGAACTAACTTCACACCAAGGCAAAGGTAATACGGATAGTATTTTGTTTAAATTCTTTTTAGAAAATGGAAAATTGTGAGGTAAAGAGTAAACCGCTAAGACCTTTTCAAATTTACTAGGACATTTTTTGTATTCTGAACAAAATTTTTCTAAACAATAGTGGTAAAAAAATTTTTGAACATCTTTAGACGAATGTCCTGACGTGGTAAATGGAATACTATATTTTTTGCATACTTGTATAGTATCTCTAATAGCAGACTCTAATAGAGGATAGTAATCAATTACGCACACTCTAGAAACGGGAAATTCTTTATGCATGGCTTATTTAAAAAATGATTCGACTTGTTCCAAAGACAAACCTTCACTTAAAGCCTCATTAGTCACTTCATGTAATTGAGACAACAGATTATGTATTTTAGTCTCAAAATTTAAAAATTTTTGATGGGTTTCTTTGTTATATTCCATTTTTGATTCACTTTCTAATACCATCATATTATGAATCAAATCCCACTTAGAACCAAGATATTTTTTAATCTTTAAAAAAGTTTTTGTAGTGGGAGAATAAGCATTTTTTTCAGTCTCGGTTAAAGGTTCTTTAATTTTATTTCCATTTTCATCAATGATCCCTAATTTATAAGCTTCGTAATCTGTAATTTTTTTATTAAGTTGTTCAATAATAAAATTATTTTTTAATGATTCTTTAAACATAGAATTATAGTTAATTCCATGTAAATGAAGATCATCAAAAGGATTTAATTTACAACCTTTTCCAAAACTAGTAGAACCACAATAAGAACATTTTTTAGGATCACTGGGATGAAAATGTACTCCATTCGGAGCATAACGACACCCTTTACCATAACTGGTAGAATTACAGTACATACATCTACTCACTGCTTGTTTTATGAGTGTTTTTTCACAAATTAAGTCCATTTATTGTATATTTAGGAAAGATTTCGGAGCCTTTCCAATTCTAAGGTTTAAAATGCCATTATATGATCCTTCAATTAATAAAACATCTCTAGCCATTTGTTCTTTAGCTTCGAAATAACTTAATTCCCATTTAGAATTACAAAATCTAAGGATTTTAAAGGTAAAATTTTCTTTTCCGTATTTTTTAATATCCTCTAAAAGGTCATTAGACGATCCTGTATAAATTTTCCAGTCAGATTCTTTGTGGTCAATACGATTACGTGTTTTGCCTTTTAAGGGTTTTCGTTTAATTTTACGTAAACATTGTTTTTTACCAATATAAAACTTTCCAGTAACTGTATTAGTAATTTCGTAAATAAATCCAAAAAATTCATTTGGGCAATAAAGTCCTTCAGATAATGTCCAATGACCTAAATCCATTATCTTTTCTTTCTTCTTTTATTTTTTTTATTAAAGGGTACTCTTTTTTGAATTTTTTTACCAAAAATGCTAAAAGGTATTCTTGTATCGCCTGCAGTATTGTCTCCGTAAGGTTTAGATGCGTTAGGCCCTAAAACAGAACCTTCACCACCAGCCATATTTCCTTCTTCTTTTAAAAAAAATTGTTTGAAAGATTTCATTTTGGGGTAATAATAAAAACTATTTATGGATGATCAAAAAGAATCTGCTGCTTCTTTGTTCGAAAAATATGAACAAGAAATTAAAAAATACGTAACTGTTGATGAATTTAATATGAAACAAATTCAAATGGATTTACCTGCAACTAGACACTATTGGGTAGGTCGTTTGATGTTTCATAAACAAGAAATCAATAAACTTAAAAAATTACGCAAACAAGCTCAAGTAAAAATTACAGAAAAGATGCAAGAAGAATCTCCCGTAGGACTGACACATAAAACGGTTTACGCTGCTTCCGATAATCACCCTATTATTGTTAAAATAGATGAACAAATTGCGGAGAATGAACTTCTTGTAGAATACTTGACTAAAATTGAAAGTAATTTTAGGTCTATTTCGTTTGATTTAAAAAACTTAATAGAAATAACTAAGCTCGAGACGACTTAACCATGACTGAAATTATTGTAGATTACGATTCAAGTAGAAAGAAAGGGGTTTTAATAACAGATTATCTTCCAGTCATCAGAGAACATTTTTCAGTAGAAGATAAAGATCAAAATTTTAAAAGAAGATTTTCTGTGGGGTATCGACCACCAACTCGAAAATATGTAATAACTCCGCAAGGACGTTTTGAACCTCGATTTATTTTTACTATCATAGATTTTTTAAAAGATCAAAAAATACCATTTAATATCACATTAAAAGACTCTTTCAAAGATATTATTAAAACCCCTCCTCTAGAAACAAAATTAGCAAAATTAAATTTACCTCTTAGAGATTATCAAGAAGAAACTGTATTAGCAGCTCTGGAAAGTAAATCGGGAATTATTTTACTTCCCACTTCTGCAGGTAAAACTTTAGTTATGGCTACTTTAATTTCTTCTGTATTAAATCAGCAAGATCTTAAAACTCTAATTCTAGTTCCTAATTTACAATTAGTAACCCAATCCCATTCTGATTTTATTGAGTACGGTATACCGAAAGAAGATGTAACTATGTGGACTGGAAAACATGAACCCAATCCAGATGCTAAAATTTTTATTTCAAATGTTCAAATTTTACAGTCAGAAAAACAAGATTTATCTTTATTAAAAACTATTGGTCTTTTAATAGTAGATGAGGTTCATGTATGCAAACGATCTAATTTGATTAATAAAATTATAGATCAAATTCCAGCCATTTATCGGTTTGGTTTAACAGGAACATTGCCCGATAATAATTTGGATCAGTGGAATGTTTTAGGTAAATTTGGGAAAATTATCTATAAAAAGAAATCTTATGATTTAAGAGAACAAAATTATATCACTCAAGTAGTTGTAGCTATTTTAAAATTACTTTATAACAACCTACCAGACTTTTCTCCCAAATCAGCTTCAAATCCTATTCAAGCTTATGAAGAAGAAATTCAATTTCTACAAACTAATAAATTTAGAAATTCAGTTATTACTAAAATTGTTAACAAAGTAGATAAAAACACTCTTATATTAGTAGATAGAATTATTCACGGAGAAGAATTACTTCGCGTATTACAAAATAACACAGATAAAACCGTATATTTTGTACATGGAAATGTGGATGTAGAAGAAAGAGAAGAAATTAGAAAATTAATGGAAGAACAAGATAATGTAGTGTGTATTGCCATCTCTAAAATATTTTCTACGGGTATTAATATTAAAAATCTTCACAACATTATTTTTGCTGCCATAGGAAAAGCCAAGATTAAAATTATTCAATCTATTGGAAGAACCTTACGCAAACATGCTTCTAAGAAAAGAGCGACTATTTTCGATATTTGGGACAATTTAAAATACGGTAACAGTCATATTATGGAAAGAATGTCTCTTTATGACGAAGAAAAAATACCTTACACCACCACAGAAATAAAAGAAAGTTGATTAAAACAAAAATAATCCTATTATAGAAAAATATTTTTATGGCAAGAAAAAAGAAAAGTGATTTTGATGAAAACGGAGAGTTTGATATTGCAGCTTTCCTTAATGAAAAACCCAAAAAAAGAATTCGTCGAACTAAAGAAGAATTAAAACCAAATTACGTTGACCCTAAAGAAATGGAAGATCTTATCAGATCTTACTATAAAGACGGTTACCTAGATCCTAACCTAGCTGATATGATTCAAAAAATTGCTACGAGATTGGGATATGCTCATAATTTTTTAAGATATTCTTACAAAGAAGAAATGATTGGTGATGCTATCATTAAAATGATAACCGCACTCACTAGAAAAAGATTTAAATGTGATTCCGGATATAATCCGTTTTCATACTTTACTAAAGTTGCATATAGAGCATTTCAAAATAGAATTAAAAAAGAGAAAAAGGAACATGAAACTCTTCAAAAATATCAAGATGAGGTTTATTCTATTTTGACTGAGTCTGGAAGTATACCCCACCAAAAAAATACCAGATATGAAAAATATAATGAAGATAGTAATTCTTCATTTGTGCAGTATAATAATTTTTAAATGATTGATACTTTTTTTGACGAGAAACAAATAGCGTTGTTCAGTGACATCCATATTGGAGTTCATAGAGATTCTCCTGTATGGCATCAAATTGCTTTGGAATGGACTGATTGGTTTGTTGAAGAAGTAAAATCTCGCAATATTAAAAATGTTCTTTTTTGTGGAGATTTTTTTCATAATCGTTCTTCTGTAGATTTAACAACATTACAAACAGGAGCAAAAATTATTGAAAAATTAAAAGACTTTAACATGATTATGTTAGCTGGTAATCATGATAGTTATTATAAAAATAATGCTTCTATCAATTCATTATCTCCTTTTAGAGGAAAGAAAAACATTTTCGTAGTCGATGAAACACCTTTAATATTGAATGGTAAAATTAAAGTATGTCTCTGTCCGTGGGGAACAGAAATACAAAGTATTCCTGAATGTGATTTATTAGCAGGTCATTTTGAAATCGTAAATTTCAAAATGAATCCTCATAAAGTTTGCGATCACGGTTTGGATTCTAACAATCTTTTAGATAAGGCAAAGTTAGTTATTTCTGGGCACTTTCATTTAAGAGAACATAGAAAATATCCTAACGGTAAAAGTATTCTTTACTTGGGTTCCCCTTATGAAATGGATTTTGGAGAAAGAGGTCAGATTAAAGGTATTTATTTTTTAAATACAGATACTTTAGAAGTAGAATTATTAGAAAACCAATTAACACCTAAACATATTAAAATTAAAGTGTCTGATCTTCTTAGTGGTGTTATCAAACCAGATTCTTTACCAAAACTTCTAAAAAATAATTTTATAGCAGTTGATGTGGATAAAAAAATGGATACTCAAACATTAGATTTGATTATTTCCAAATTTGCTCAACACCAACCTAAACATGTAAGAACAGATTTTAATATTTTTGAACAAATGCAATTATCTGCTACAGAAATAGAAGAATTTAGTTTTGATATTGATAAGGCTTTATTAGAATTTGTCGAATTAATTGATACTCAAGTTTCTAAAAAAGAAATTTTGGACAAATGTTTAGAATTATATAAAATATCTATTACACAAAATGAGTAAAATAGGAATAGCTGTTATAACCTGTGATAGACTGAATTATGTCGATAATCTTTTATCATCATTAAATCCTCAAAAATTTTTAAGATTTGTTGTTAATGATGGTGAGCAAGATTTATCCGATATAAAACATGCTATACATACAATAAAAACACCAAAACCAAGAAGCGGGGTTGGTGTAGCAAAAAATTTAGCCATTAAAGCATTAATGGCTATTGGTTATGATTATATTTTTATTTTAGAGGATGATATTGTTATTAAAGATGAAAATGTTTTTGAAAAATATATTGAAGCGTCTAGAATATCAGGTATTCAGCATTTTAACTTTGCTTTTCATGGTAATGATAATTACCTACCAGATGGCTCGCCTGCTGTTAAGCTCCAAGTAGAATATTCTAAAGATTGTGTAATTTGTCTGTATCCTAATGTTTATGGTGCACTTTCTTTTTACACAAAAAAATGTATTGAAGAATGCGGATACATGGATGAACATTATTATAATGCATTAGAACATGTAGATCACACTAATAAAATTATTCAAAAGAAAATGCATCCACCATTTAGATGGTTTGCTGATATTGCTGATAGTTCAAAATATATTTCTGAACAAGATAGTTCCCATTCAGGATCTACTATTCGTAAAGATCAATCATGGATTCAAAATTTTCATAATATGGCGGATTATTTTGCTAAACAAAATGGATTTGATGTTAGAAATCCTTATACCAAAATAGCAACAAAAGAAGAGGTTATTGAAAATTTAAAAGAAATTAAAACACTATGGAAAAAATAGGAGTAGGAATTGTAACCTATAATTCAGAAAATTATTACAAAGATCTTTATAATAGTATTGATCAAACTAAAATTGACCATTTAGTTACTGTGAATGGGGGAAATGAATATTCAAAAAAATATGGAAATCATTGGATTCAGCACAATGTAAACAAATATCCAGCTGTATGTAGAAATGATGCGATTACTGCACTGTTAAAAGAAAATTGTGATCATATTTTTATTATTGAAGATGATATGATTATTAACGATTCAGATATATTTAAAAAATATATCGAAGCTTCCAAAACATCCGGATTGAAATATTTTTCATTTGTTTCTACATCGTGGGAGTCTGGTGAACCTTGGAATAGAACACCTCGATTAGTAGTAGAATATAGTAAAGAAGTTAGTGTTTCTTTTTATAAAAATATGTGCAATGAATTTACCTATCATCATAAATCTTGTTATGATAAAGTAGGTTTTTATGATTCTCAATTCAGAGATCCATTTGATATTGATATGGCATATAGAGAATCACAACAGGATTATGCAGCTCCTTTTTGGTGGTTTGCTGACATTACCAATTCAGACTTTTATATTAAAAACAATCCAGTAGCTGTTAGTCGGCTTCAAAGTGAAAGACCTGACGGTAATAGAGAACAAAGAATTCAAGAACAATGGAAAATGTTTATTCAAAAACATGGATTGATGGTCAATCAAATTCCATCTGTTTCAAAAGAAGAAGTCAATAAAAAATTAAAACAAATAAAACCATGAAAATTTCAATAGGTATTAACGGTTATAAAGAACACAAAGACCTTGAAAAGAGAGAAAAATTTTGTATCGAAAGTTTATTAAAAAACAAAAAAGAAAAT